CGAAGAACCGGCCGAGCTCCTGCATGTAGTCAGCGGTTTCCGCGCCGCCGCGCATCACGCCGTTGAAGATGCCGCGCATCACGCCGGTGAACGGGCGGGCCTCGACATCCGAGACCCTAGCGGGATTAGCGCTCGCCTGCTGGTCTAGTGAGCGTTGCCCAGAGGGGTCGAGGTCAAAAACACCCACGTCAGAACCCGCCGGCGCTGCGGCCTGGCGCGACATCGATCACGAGCGGATTGCCCTTGCCGTCCTGCATCGGCGTCCGCCCGCGGGTGACGTAGTAGGTCGTTTCCGTGCGGTTGAGCAGCCCGACCTGCGAGAGCTGCTCGCGGGTGGCCTCCGGCAGCGCCGTCCGCAGGGCGCCTTGGGCCGCATCCTCGAACGCCAGTGCCTCCATGCCCCACGGGGCCAGCACCTCGCCACGGCCGTTGTAGTCGACCACGTTGCCCAGCACGGCCCGCACAGCCTCGCGTACCGTGCGCTCGTCGATGTCCTTGGCGTCGGCAGCCAGTCGGCCGCTCTGCGCTGCCTTGCCCACGTAGTAAGCCTGGACTGCCTGAAACGCGAGCTCGGCGGCGGCAGGACGCTGCGCGAATACGCTGCCGACCACGTTCTGGAATCGGTCTTGAAGAGCGGTCGAGGCGCCGCTCGGCAGGTACAGCGACAGCTTCGGCGTGCCGTCCTGCCCGGCCGTGGCCTTTGGCGGGTGCAGGATCGACTCGCCGGCCAGCATGGTGTTCGCCACATCCGTGCTGTTGGTGTACACGTCGTCGCGAATCCAGTTGTGCTCGAGCACGAGCGGGTTTTGCCGCGCCGCGAGCTGCCCGGCGAGCGCCTTCACCGGCGCGTCCGGCGCGATCTGCTGCATCAGCGACTGATAGGCGGCGTCACTGCCAGCGGCGTTTCGCAGGCGGCCGAAGAGTTGCCCTGATTCGGCGGCCGACGCGCCCTGGAGCAGCGCGCCTAGCGTCTGCGCTTCCTGCGGCAGCAGCAGTCGCATTGGCACCGCGTCGCCGTATTCCGAGCGCATGGCATCGAGCGTAATCGCGCGATCGCGCAGTTGGCTCGCGAGCTGTGGGGAGTTCGGATCGGCGAGCGCTGACGGGTCGATCGGCTGTACTTGCTCGCCGGTGCGGTTGGCGTTGAACACGAGTGGCGCCTGCTGCAGCAACTGCACGTTGTGCGTCACCGTGTCTTTCATGCGCGTGAGGTTCGCGGCTTGGCGCAGATTCCCGCCGCCGGCCATCAGCTTCTGCTCCGCATCCTGAGCAAACTTGACCTGCGCGTCGATCGGCTGACGCAGCACGTCCTGCATCTGCTGTTCGTCCTTGACCGACTGCTTGAACGCGTCCGATTGCGAGGTGCCGTCGATCTCGGTAGACCAGTTCGCCCACATCGCGGCCGTCGCCGGTACGCCTGACGCGATCTGCCGGTCGATCTCGTTCATGGCGACTTGCGCTCGCGCCTCGCGGCGGTCCGCGTGGTGCTCGAGCCGCGCCTCGATCTGCGCCTTGTCGTTCAGCACGGAACGCAACACGGCGTTGCGCTTGTCGGTGTCGAGCTTGCCGACGTAGTACCCGTCGGCGGCCGTGAGATCATGCTGCAGGCTGTTCAGCGCGTCCAAGTTGTCGGCCGACTCCATCGCACGCTGCGTCGCGTGGTTCAGCCAATTCTTGTCCTTGAAGTCCTGCACCGTCTTGTCGACGAGGTCTTTCGGAATGCCGGCGGCGACACCGGTCTCCGCGAACGCGCCAGCGCGCGAGTTGATCTCGTCGATGTTGGCGCCAGGAAAAGAGCCGAGCTTCGCCAGCTTGTCGAGGCCGGCGGCGAAATTCGCCTTGCCGATCGCGCGCTGCGTCGCGTCCGCCGCGCGCGTCACGTCAATGGCGGAGGCGGCCGTCAGGCGCTGCAGCTGGCGGTCAAGGTTCTGCTTTTCCGGTAGCGGCAACGCGACTTCTGCCTTCGGAATGGCGTTCGTCACTTTCTCGTACGCCGCGCGCGCGTCCTCCGGCTTCAGTTGGCCGGTTTGCAGCTGGTCGGCAACATCCTGAGCCGCCGTCTTGGTCGCGAGTTCGTGGTCGAGGTACGCCTGCGCGGCGTCCGAGCGCGCCTGCTTGAGCTTGTCCTCAGCCAAGCGTTGGTGAATGTCCTCGAGGCCGCCGGCGACCGCCTGCAAGCCGCGCGCGATCGGCGTTGTGTCGGCGGGCGCGCTCGGCTGCGGCGCGTCGAATCCGAAGTTGCCAGTCGGGATTTTTGCCATTACGGCCATACTCCGGACGAGGCCACGGGGCCGGTCACTGGCGCAGACTTCGGCGGCCGTTTCGCGTACGTGCTGAGCACCGAGCCCGCGCCCTCGAGCACGCCGCCGGTGACGGCTGCCTTACCGGACTCGCGCAACGACGCGGCTTTGGTATCGCCGGAAAACACGCTGTAGAACGCGTCAAGTTCAGATTGCTGCGTGATGTAGCGGTCGGTCAGCGCAGCGGAGCCCTCGTCGACCGTGACACCCGATGCCGCGTAACCGGCGCGCGCGGCGCTGCGCGTCTGCGCGGCGAGTTTGCGAATGTTCGCCGCTCGCACGCGCGCCTCGGTTGATACCTGCTGCGCCGCGTCGTTGGCTTGATTCTGCTCACCCAAGCCCTTCGAGACAGCGCTCACCGCTGCGATCGCCAACGGCGCCAATGCGATAAAGCCCATCAGGCCACCCGTTCCAACGAGACGAGGTTCAAACGCGAGAACCCGGCGAGGCGCTCGTACATCTGCGCTGTGCGCTCCGGCTCGATCCCGCTCGACACGCCGGCAAACGTCGCTTTGGCGCCGAGCGCCTCGGACCACGCCACCATCGCCGCGAGCAGCCGCCCGGCGTGCATCCCGCCGCGGAATGCCGGCAGCACGAAGAACGCGAGCTCGGTCACGACGACGTCGGTCGACATCCAATGCACCTCGGCTACCGCGAGCACGGCGCCGACGATCTTGCCAGACGACGTCGCCACTCGAACGAAGCCGCCGCGGAGCTTGATGAGGTTCGAAAGCGTCTCGGCCAGGTGCTCCGGGCTGAACGCGAACCGGTTCCAGAACGGGCTTTCGGCGTGCATCGCGCGTCCGAGTTCGATGAGCTCCGGAATGTCGGCAACAGTGGCGGCGCGGCTAGTCATTGACTTGCAGCTTACGGATGACCGAGAGCAGATGCCACGGAAACGGTTTGTTGCTGCCGAGCGTGAGATCCGACGAGCCACGTTCCCAGCCGAGTTCTTCGCCGCGCTTCACTCCTGTGAACGGGTCTGGCGGCTGCCCGAGCAGGTTGTCGTCGAACTTAGCGAAGTCGACCGTATCGCCGTTGATGTCGCACGTGTACGTGTTCAGAAATCGCGCCGTGACTTCCGACGTGCGCATCGAGTTGCCCTGTGCCGAGCCGGTGCCGGTCTGTATCTCCGGCGTCAGCATTTTCACCGTGTGCGTGAACGGCAATCCGCCCACAACCGCGAACGCCACGCGCGGCAGCGTGATATTGCCCGTGCCGACGTCGACCGTGAATCGCCCCATGTAGAACCCATCGGCCACGACGTCGATCGACTTGCCCTTCAGGTGCGCGAACGCCCACGTGGCCGTGCCCGGGCCCGACGTCTGGCTCAGTGCGCTGTCCATCGAGTACACGAGTGCCGGGTCGAACACTTCGATGTAGCGCACGCTCGCGCCGTTCACCGTTCGGCGCACCAGGCAGTACGTGCGGTCGCCGGTGGTCGATGGCACGGTCGCGACGCTTTCGATCACGCCGTCCGTAATCTGACGCGACCATGCCGCTACTTCTTGCCGCGCCGAGAGACTGAGCGATGGCAGCACGCCGTCGGTGCGCGCTGCGTACACGATCGGGTCCGGCTCCTGCGCGTAGGTCAGGTCTTTGATGCCTGGCTGCGTGACGTGCTCGGCGAACACGGTCGAGTCGGGCGCGTCGTACTCGCCGGTGTCCGGATCGTAGGACATCGCGCGCAGCTTCAGCAGCGAACGCTGCACAAACATGATGTCTTTAGCGGCGCGGACCGGCCGCACCGATGCCGAGCCGTAGGTGGTCTGGATGTCGACCTGTACGTTGGTCGGCGTGATCGGTTTTTCGACGCCGCCCTTGATCGTGAACTCGCCGCCGTACGTCAGCGCGAACAGCGCTTTACCTGACACGAGGTGAATGATCGGGTTGATCTGGTCAGACGCCAGCGTGTAGCTGATCGCGTCGTCGTCCGCGGCGCCGAGCGTGTAATCGAGATACGCGCCGGTCGAGGAGCCCCACACGGTTTGCGGGTACGCCGCGGAGCCGCCGAGAATCAGGCGCTGCTGATAGAACGTGCACGCGCGCGGGTAGCCGTTCGTGGCCGACCACACCACGGCCTCGAGACTCCAAGAGTTTTTCGGCGCCGCGGTCACCGCGATGAGCGCCTCTTTGATCGTCGCCTGCACGACGGTCGTCGAAGTGAAGCCCGTCACCAGTAGCAGGCCGCCGTTGATCCGCACGTACTTGCCGACGTCGGTCGCTCGCCAGATGTTCAGCGCCGCCGAGGTCAGCGTGGTCGACGTCTCGATCGGGTCTTTGGCGCCGGGCGTGATCGTTTCCTGCGGCGAGGCGCCGAGTACCCAAAGACTCGCCGGTACGTTCACGGAATCAAACGCCGATGTGATTGTGATCGTGACGTGCGAGGTGTCAGTAAACGCCGTGATTGTCGCAAAGCCGCCGAGATACGAGATCGTGCGGCCGACGTCGCCGTTCAAGAATATCGCGACCCCCGAAGTGGCCGTGCGCCCGGCGCCGACCGTAGCCGCCGAGAGCGTCAACGTCGTGGCGAAGCTGTCGCCGATCTCGTCGAACGGCTGCACGAGGAACGGAACGTTGTCGAACACCCAATTCGTGTCGGCGAAGCGGCGCAGACGTGCCGGGAAGTTCGCTTGGTGCGTCACGATCATCGTGTCCGCGCCTTGCGTGTAGTCGACGTCGAAGAGTTGCGACTCGGCGATCGTCGTGACGATCTCATAGGGCCCGACAATCTGCGCGCCGTCTTTTAGAAACCGCATGTAGAGGTCGCCGACCTCGAGCACGTAGGCTTGCGTCGTCGAGAACACGAAGGGCACGAGGCGCACAGCCTTGGCCGAGTTCTTCACCGTGCAGATGTAGCGCAGAGCGTCGCGCCGGCGCACCCCACCCTGCACCATCACGAGCACGTTTTCGAGCGTATCGGCGCCGTTCTGGTAGCGGTCGAGATCGACGCGGCCCAGCATCCGCGGCGTGACTTCGCCGGCCGTGAAGTTGGTCGTGATCTGTGTGACGCGGGCCACTAGAACGGTGTCGGCACGGTGGACGTAAACCGCGAGTTGAAGTAGCGAAAGTCGCCGAGCGTTTCTGGCGGGATGTCCTGACCGTCGGTCGACTTCACCTTACGCAGCTCCTGCACGAAGAGGGCGTACTGCGACGCCGCGAAGCTCGCCGACTGCGTGAGCGGATACGCTGTGACGGCGCACATCGCGAGCGTGGCGACGAATTGCAACCCAGTGTCCCAACTGCCTTCGTCCTGGCGAAACACATACACGAGGTTCAGCGGGTTTTCGTCGCACAGGATCTTTCGCCCTTCGTGCGCGTAGTCCACCGGGATGCCGAGCTCGCCGACCTGCAGCGTGCGCAGCCAGTCATTCGGGATCGAGTATTGAAAGTTCCAGTCGAACGACGGCGTCACAACATCGGGCGCGAGCTGCACGCGCGCGACGCACGAGTTCCAGTTGTGCGAGCGAATCAGCCAGTCGCGGATTTGTGGCCAGAGATTCGAGACGAGGCGGGCGCGGTCGTTGTTCTCGGTGAAATCATTGATCGTCTTGGCGCCGTTCATTAGGAGCGCATTGGAGCAGATCGTCACGGCGGTCGTCATGCGCTCACCTCAAAACAAAACCGGGGCCACAGTGGGCCCCGGTGAGTCTACCGACACTTGGAGCCTTGCGTCAGGCGCTAGTTGTTCGCCACGTAGAAGAGCACCAGCACGATGCGCTGCGTGGCCGGCGAGCCCGCGCCGGCGATCACGGAGCGGATTTCCGAATCGTCCGTCGAGAGACCCGGCGCCGGCGTTGCGACCTCGTAGCCGCCAGTCGCCGCGTTCGTGATGTTCACCGGCGGCTGCAGCGAAGTGACGCCCGCCGCGTTGATCGCGGTGGCGGCAAGGTAGCGCGCAGCCGACTGCAGGTCGCCCACGTTCGCCGTGCACGACGCCGTGCCGGCCGTGTACGTCATGTACCCGCCGATGATGACGCCGCCTTTCGGCAGATAGCCCCAGCTGATGACGTCCGCGATCGAGAGCGTCAGCGTCAGGCCGTCGTTGTAGACGGACCGAAAGACTCGCAGCTCGCCGTCCTGTTGGTTGCCCTTCAGGAGCGATTGCGGGATCGTCGCGCGCGCCGCCGAGAGTGATGCGTTTTGCGTTGCCATGTCTATTTCCTCTGTGAGTGGCGCCGATTACGCGCAGTCGACCTGTACGACCTTCTCTTCCTCGACGCGGACCGCGCCGATGGACATCTTGGCGTACACGCGGACGTTGAAGCTCTTGCCGGGATCCTCGCCGACGCGAGTCATGATGTTCTCGGCCGAACCGAGCACGAGGCCGGACTTCGCCCAGGCGAAGCACGAGCGGATGCCGCCGGAGATCGGCAGGCGCTCGCTCGGCACCCAGTTGAAGCCCATCCACTTCGTGTTGATG